GGTAACTGACTTTCAATAATACGATTTACTTGTACTCTTTTCTCAAATTCTATACTCATTCTACTTTCTTTCTAGTGTTCCGTTAGAATAACTTGATGTGTAATAGTCTCTGGAGAATACCACTCCTGATACATCCTCACCTGAAGCAATTACATCTTTGACCATATTTATCGTACTATTAGAAGCATCAAAATTTAAGTATAAATCCTTCAATCCAATAACATCATTTGAATCGGGGAATGCTTGTACTTCAATCAAGTTATTAGCAGCAATTGTAGATGTTATATTTATTGTATTAAGTATGATCTCACCTTTCTTATAATCAACTGTACCAACATCCTTGGCAACAATCTTCAATTCATCTTTAGCATCCTTAGAAACAAGACAAATAACACCCTTTTCACTACCATCCAATTTACCAGTTTCGTTTGTATTTGGTATATCAGTTAAATAAACTATATTTTTCCACCCAGAGATATAAAAACCAGTACTCTTAATATTATATCCTTCTGGATTAATATGGAATCTATTACCAAAGCACAATTCATATTGAGCAAACTGATTAATTAATGCCTTTAAATCTCTCCTAATTCTAACTTTAGTAATGTTAGAGGTAATACTATCATCAACTCTATCAATAAGTTGATTAATTTTACTATATTTGAATCTTCCACCAAATTTATTAATATCTACTGTATTTGAATAAATTTCAAGAGCATCTAATATAGTTGTTCTTAAAGCATTAGAATCACTAACTTGTGAAGTGTTATAATAAACAGTTGAATCAATCTCAACATATATCATTTTGAGATCAATAATTTCAGAATTTATACCAGCAATAGCGTAATTCTTTAATTTATTTTTAATTTGCTGCTTATCAAAATCAGAAACATAAGTACCATTTTTTGGCTTAATACTGATCTGTACTTTACCAAATTGTGGAGGTGATAATTCTTCTCCACCAACAACAGCAATTGATTCTGTAGCAGGGTAGATTGTCTTTATTATTGCCTCGTAATCCCTTGGTGTAACCGCCCTATACTGTGCGGAATATAGTCTAGGTGACAAATACTTAATAGATGCTATATCCTCGTTCTCTGATCCATTAGCGGCAGATTGAACGGTTGTTATATTTACAACCGCATTTGGTCTGATAGTAGCACCATTGGGTTTAGTAAAGGATCCTTGAAAATCAAAAACACTTGCTCCATTGCTACCTACACCATTACTAACAATGTAACTAATAGTAACAAGATCATCATTTTCTAGTTTTTTACCAAAGAAACCATCTCCAAATAGTATTTCAACCTTTTCATCTTGTATTTCTTGTATCAAATATATCTCAGAGTCCTTATTTAAGTTTAAAATGTTATCTACACCTTTAAACTCTCTACCCATACTACCAACTTGAGAGTTTTGTACATTTACTTTGATAGTTGATGTATCAATATTCTCATTATCTAAAATAAACTTCTGATCAGAGGGTACTCTAGCAACAAAACTAGATCTTAGAAACGTTCCCTGAGTTACTTCTATAGCAAAATCAGATACTCTATTACCAGAACTATCAGTATATACTCTAGATGTGATTGGATCAGTGATAGAGAACCTATAAGAGGTGTCGTTTGCACTTCCTATACACACTAAACCAGCATTTAATGTAAGATGACTAACTTCAGAGGTAGCATCTTCAATTTGAACTTGAAAACTTATAGATGCTTTTGCCGATGTAACAGATCTGGGGATATATCCAATATTTCTTGCTAAAGAAACTACATTTTCTCTTATAGTTGCTGAGTCTAAGAACGTTTCATTGACTGCTAAGTTAGCATTAAATGCGTTTATGTACGTATTATATGCTAGAGTATCAATTAAAACTGAAAAATTAGATCCTTCAAAGTCAAAATCGGTAAAATTTGAGTTTGCTTGAAGATGATTTCGTATTTGAGTCTTAATTTGCCCAAAATCAAGGTCTTGGAATTGTGTATATGGCATTATTTTACCTAGTTGGTTCTAAAATAAAGGTAAATGATTGGCGTGGTAGGGGTATACCAATAATATCGTAGAAAACAATCACTTCAAGAGCATTTATATCGGGTGCTCCAATAATTTCTGTTTCTACATTACCAACTCTGGGTTCAAAATTACGTAAAGTCGTCTTAATTTGATCGTCAATCACCTGTATAGTGCTATTTGTGAACATCTCAAATAGAGAATCACGAATATCAGTACCCAAAAGAGTGTTAAAAAACCTTTCTGTTGGTATTGTTTCTACTAAATTACGTACAGAACGCATAATCGCACGTTCATTCGTTAAAACAGGCAAATCCTTCGTAACAGGATGTGGTACGAAGGACAAACTTATGTCTTTAAATGCTTGAGATGTGCGGTTTTCAGCCATTAAGGAGAAATATTTAGTATTACCTCCTTTTATTTAGACAAGATTTATGAATTTTGAAAAATGGGCGGTCTTTCCTCTCCAAAATCTTGAAATTTAATTTTATTTGTTGGAAATTCTTCGACCCAACCAGTCATAATATACTTATTTCCACCCATTGGAGGGTTTCCACGGTGTGTATGAGTCCATCCAGCAGGAAAAATCACAAATTTTCCCTTTTCTGGCGTAATTCGGCATTGCTGATACAAAAATTCGGTTTCTCCACCTTCAAAATCATCATTTAAGTACAATAAAGTGACTAATTTACGATAAGGGTCTTCTGGATCAGCATCATGATGCCACATATGATACCCTTGAGATGGACGAGTCTTCTGAAACTTACAATATTTGAACTCAAAAGCACGAGTATTCAATATATCATACTTTTTATAGTAATCACGAACACATGATAGTACAACATTATGCCAATCACTTAGAACTCTTGTTATACTTACCGTAAGTTCATCTACGGTCAACATATTGTCTAGAGAAACTTGTTCATCTGATACAATATTACGATTATTTCTAGGACCTACCGCACCAGCACCAACTAATTGCTCATAGTATTCAATTAAAACATCACAATCAAGATTAGATTGGAACTCAGATATGAAGTTATCATGATGGACACCAAAAAAGGGAGATTCATTCATCTCCCTTGCCCTCTATACTTTTTCTTCGCAGAGTTACGAGACGATGCTGCGTATTTCGTATGTTTTCCAGTTCCTTGTCGAGTCTTCTTCGGGATTGCCTGGATATAATCACCAGTACCGAATCCACCCATTTTTGTTCTAACTGCCATTAGTCATCCTCAATCATTTCAGTTTTTAAAGAAGTTGGATCAGGCACACCACAGTTATAGAACTGCTGTGCCAAATCCTCTGTTTTATCAAAATACTCCTCTTGGGTTAATCCCTCAAAGGCAATCTTACCATCAATTAGAATATTATATTTGGTCATTAGATTACTCGTGTCTTTTCATGACCTACACGAACACGAGGATCACACCAGATTTCAAAACCTGCCTCCTTCGCATCTAGGCAGAACGAAACGTCCTCGCCACACATATCCTGTACTTCGCCACTTTCAAAGACTTGCATCTTAGGAGCGAACCAAGGATAAGGCATACCTTTATGTTCAAATACGCCATTTTTAATTAACAACCATCCAAACCCTGTGTAATCCACAGTAAATGGTTTCTTTCTTTTCGAGATGCTTTCGATGGTTTCGTGATTCATCACTCCACCGTTAGTTCTGAAATCATCTTCTTCTAACCAGTGTGCTACCGAGGTGGTTTTGCCGTCTTCGGTACAATACCAACCAGCAGCAAGATCCTGATCCATTAATAGCACTTGCCAAAACTTCTCAGAGTTGAATACTATATCACTATCAATCCATAACTGATAATCATATTGTAACTTACCATCCCACGGTAATTGATCTGGTCCTCTCAGCACATTCGCACCGAGACATTTGCAGCGAGCGAAGTTGACCATTGAGGAATAATCCTGTGAGATCTGTATCGAAGCACCCGCCTGGACAAGATCGAAGCATAACTGTACAAAACTTTTCAAAAATGTGTATGAAACTCCACGACCAGGTAAACAGAAGACAACTGTCTTCCCCTTGATCATTTCTTTTGCTTTCTCAAAATCCCACTCTGCTTCTTTTTTCACAACAGGGGATTTTGCTTTAACTGTAAATCCTTTTGCCATAACCTACGTAATGTTATACCATTATTATATCTCATTATGTAGACTAAGTCAACTTAAAGATAGGTTACGGATATCAACATCCTTTCTCTAGTATCAGTAGGTGTTGAGCTACTGTGAGGAACTGAACCATCAAAAAGCAACAACCGATTTTTCACACTATCAACCCTCTCACCTGTTTCAAATTCAGTAAACCCATTATTCGTATTCATATAGATTAACGCAGTATTACTATTACATGGTGTATCAATATGCCTATCATGTATATGTTGTACTCCTTGATTCACAAATAATAAACACCTTGCCCTATGTAAGAACTGTACCTTTAATTCCCTAAACAAATGATGAAAGTCTTCATAGTGCTCACTTTCTATTTTGTAATCATAATATAAACTATGTACCCAATAAAAATGATTTAGATTTCTATTCTCATCTTCTTCATAGGTAGCAACCTTTCTCTGAAACTGCCATCCAAATTTCTTTTGATCAGATATCTTATTATAAAGATACTCAAAGTAATCTTCTTCTAAAAAATTATCAATAACTTGCATCTTCTGTTACACCATCATCAAGTTCAATTTCTTCATATGTTAGTTCATCTTTAAAGTATGACTGATATATTCTTCCCCATATCAAATTAAATTCATAATCATCAAGATCCTTAAAGAGACACTCTCCTCTTAGATATATGTGATATGTACTAGTCTTTGTATTCTGTAATGATAAGTTCATCGCCATCAGTTTTAAAACTTAATTCGGTATCTTCGTACCATCCCTGATCGTTAACAACCCATTCTGGTAATCTTATCAGATATTCTCCTGTTACTGTATCTATCTCTATGGGGCGTTTTTCTTCGGGGATATTTTTTTGCATGCTATAGTATTCTGTTTTGACATTATATATCATTTTTAAATTATTAGCAAGTCAACCCTGTGGGGGTTTTTTAACAGCGAAAAAAAATTTGAAGTCTCATGGAATATTGTTCTCGCTTCCGTAACACTTTGTAGGTTAGGGTAGTTATGCGTTTTTAGGGCGGCACGGGGGGCGAACGCCCGACCCCCAACAACTGCTGTCCAATTCACGAAGTGGCACTACCCTCTAAGATCATTGCACGTCTGTCTGCTCTGTACTGTGCCTTCGCTCTGGCAATCACGCCTGGCAGGTCTTTGACCATACTCTTACCCAAACCTGATGCCTTTGTGAAGGTCATGCCGCCACCTGATGATGCTCTCAGAACGTG